AGCAGGTAGTGAGAAGCTTAAAATAGCAAAGCAGTATATTGACAGGATTGATAAAAATGTAGTGACTAATTATGCCACAGAACTTGACGACCTGCTGACCGCTAAAGTAGCAGAGATGTATGGTACTGATTTGAGGAAATAGATATGACTGAGAAAGAGATGTCTAGACAGAAGCTGCTTTGGTATAGCTTCTGGTTTATAGTAGCTGTAACGTTGTTAGCGTTTGCTAGTGTATTCTTTGGGTATAACATTCAGGGGATTAACGGTATAGTTGGAACTACAATAGGTGCGTTAAGTTTGCTTGGTGTAGGTAACTTAGCTACGCGTCCTGGTAAGTGATTAGTTATGAATAGGGTTATTGCGTACATAGTTTTAGTTATCCTACTCATACTAGGTTTATACGTGTATGTGCATAGTCTGAAAGAACAGATAGTAAACTTAAAAAGTAGCCTAAAAGATAGTTATGTTGAGTTAGCTAATAGTAAATTAGAGGCTACTAGGTATAAGAGTGCACTAGACAGACAATCTGCTGAAATAGATAAAGTTAAAATAGCTAGAGATAAAGCTGTAAGAGCTTATGAAGAGCTAAAGAGTAAACCAGCAAAAATACGCTATAATGTCATATACAAAATACGTAAGGTACACAGTAATGAATGTAAGCAGATTAAGAGTACTATCAATTATATACGTAAGCTTGACTATAGCACTCTTTAGCGGGTGTTGTATAGGTGAGTGTAAACCTATAATTAAGTACGTTGACAAGCCTTATGAGGTTAAGGTTCCTGTGAAGTGTGAGGTTCCTAAAGTGGACTGCACATTTGACAGAAACACAGACACTGATGTGATAAGCTCCTTACTAGAATGTATAATAGATTTAAAGAGAGCTAGTGAGGTATGTAATGATGACAGATGAAGCCATGAGGGAGTTAGTTACTAAGCATGACACTGTAATTGAACAGTTAGTAGTCAGTAACTCGCAGATAGTTACAAGTGTAGAGCACTTAGTTGAGGCACAAAAAGAGTCTAACGAGAGACAGTTAGCTACTAATAGCAGGTTAGAAGAAATAAGTAAATTCCTAGCTAAACAGGCTGTGTTTAGCACTAAACTTGAAACTATGGATAGAGAAGTACGAGAAAGCTTTAAGCGTAGAGACGAGGCTAAAGCTGAGAGCGACAGAAGAATACACGCTAGAATAGATGAGGTAGCAACTACGCAAAAAAGTGATAATGGGTGTAATAGTGTTAGGCTCCTTACTAAAGATGTGGAAGCATTAACTAGGGAAGTGGCAAAACTAGTTAATGATGAGGTAGAACAAAGAACCAGAGTAGAGAAACTAGAAGCAGCAAGAGCAGCAGACGTTAGCCCTACTACAGTTAAGTGGGTAGTTGGTTTGATAATAGCGTATAGTGTAATGTTTGGTACATACGTAGTACAAGCTATCAATGCTATTAATAACGTTAATACTGAAATTGCTTCAACGCTGTCTAGAGATATAAAAGATACTGGTAAACTTATGGATGTAGTTTATAAAGGGGTGGTGAATGGTAAGTAAACATTTCAGTGTGCATGAACTAGTACCAAAGAAAATGTATGAGAAGTACGGTGAGAAGGCTTGGCGGTACGTTGATGCACGTTTGGTAGAGACTATCGATAAGCTGAAAGAACACTTTAGCGAAGGTACTATGACTATTAACAATTACTACTGGGGTGGTGATAGAGAGTGGAGCGGCATACGCACTCCAGATAGCCCGTACTACAACGTAGGAAGTCAGCATAGCTATGGCAACGCAGTAGATATAGTATGGAGTAGCTACTCCGTAAAAGAGGTGAGAGACTACGTACTAGGCAACCTAGGTGTGTTTGATAAGGTGAGGGGTATCGAAATAGCTTCATGGCTTCATGTTGATGTGAGAAATAGTGAAGAGTTAGTTATATTCGATAGCCATAATAAAGTGTACTCTATAGAAGATGCACTAAAACAACAGACAGGAGCATAGTATGAGTACATACAGACAACCAAACGGCTTGATATACAAACAAAAAGACGATAAGATGGAGGTAGTAGTTGTACAAACAAAAAGACGATAAGATGGAGGTAGTAGTTGTAGACACAGAAAGAGAGCTACTAGAGCTGACAGGTAAAAAACCAAAGCATGTCTACTGGGATGATACATTACGTGGTGGTTCATTTACGTTAAACGATAATCCACAGCCTGACGATGGTGGAATTTGGTTTAATGGGTATAAGAGGGAGTTTAGTGGTGCTGTTTATCCAGAATGGTTCGGTGCAAAAGGTGATGGTGTTACTGATGATACTGTGGCAATTCAGAGTGCTATAGATAGTACATATAAAATAAGACTAGAAAAACTAAAGACGTATTTACTGTCAGGTTCGTTGACCTTAAAGGATGGTACATATATTGACTTAAATGGTGGTACAATCACATCAACCTTTCCTGTAGTAGCTTATGGTGCTGGGTCGTTTACATTCATTAATGGTACATTAATCACTACATCGACAACCCACTATAATACGTATGATGGTGTATTAACTTCTCTTAACAAGTCCGCTAAAAATATTATTCTTGATAAAGTAAAAATATCCTCACCGAACATAGAACTAAATGGTTGTTCAATTATAGCTAGTAATTCAAATGCACAAGTCGAAAATGTTTACCTGGACGTTGAGTTTATAGACGTAGGTCGAATGGGCATAGAGTTTGTTGGGCATGGTACTACAGATGCTGATCGACTCGTTAATTTCATAGACAATATACACATTAACAAATTAGTTACTAAAAACACTGGACTGAACTCAGTGTACGGTATGGGTGTGTCATTTAGTGGTGAAATCAGAAATGTTCACGTAAAGTTTGCTGATATATCCAACTATAAGGATATTGGTTTTGAAATAGCGACTGGGGGCAAAAGCTACGGTGGGGGTACATTCTTTATTGATAACCTAATCCTTAATAATACGGTGCCGACTGATTATGGTATTCAGTGTAGTGTAGCTGTAGGGGATACTGGTGCTAAGTCTGTAAAGTTTAACAATATATCCTCAACTGGTACATGTAGGTTTAGATTTGATGTATATGGTAAGTGTGTTGTTGATACTTTCACAGCCGATAGCGTATACACACTAACTGGAGAGCATATTTCAATACGTGAGCTAAATATTTCTGATATACAGTACTATATAAGCCCTCGTAGCGTCGCTGGTGCAAAGCTTAGTATCGATTCTGGTAACATTAGTAGCACACGTTCGGGGAATGCTATACTGGTAACTTCATCAAATAATATACACGTTAATAACGTAAACTTTGTCTCTACTAGTGGATACATAACAAAATCTGCTGGAACTGGTGGAATTAGGTTGAATAATTGTATTGTATCAGGTGGTACTAACTATGCTATTGATACATCAAAGATTGTGTACATTGAGAGTAGTATTGATACCACAAGTACAGTGGACACTGGTACAAATCCTTTAGTGTTACATAATGTGTATGTCAATGGAACTCTAACCAACCAGTAACACCAACTACTAAAAGAGCAGCAAGCTGAACTCATAGCGAAATTTGAACGTGACGTTAAGAGTTGGTAAGCATAATCCACAGATAGTATTAAACTAAGTTATGGTATAATAGCACAATATATGACACTATGAGGACTGAGTTGATGGATAACCCACAAGCAGAACATAACACTAAAATAAAAATAGATAAAGCTAAGATACTTAGATCTTGTAAGGCTGACTTCAAGAATGCGGATACACTGCGTAAGGATGTGGACGCTGCCATAAGACAGCGTAGGTCCACACTAAATGGTGAGCCGTATGGTAACGAAGAGAAGGGTAAAAGTAGGATAGTGCCAAAAGTAGCTAAGAGGCAGCAAGCTTGGAATATCCCTTCACTAAAAGAGCCATTCGTTAGCACACCTAACTTAGTTAGATTCAGCCCTATTACTGCTGACGATGTAGAAGCTGCTAGACAGAATGAGTTACTACTTAATACTCAGTTCTGTAGACAGTTTGACAGGTATAACTTCATAACTAAGGCGTTTAAGGTACTAGAGACTGATGCTACAGTGTTCGTACAGACTGGTTGGGAGTACGAAGAAGAAGAGATAGAACAAGAGGTAGAATCAGTAGTTATAGATGAGTATGGTAATCCTACAGTAACAAAAACTATGGAGAAGGTAGTTGTACCAGTAGTTAATAAACCTACTGCTAGAGTGTGTAGAAGTGAGGATATATTTCCAGACCCTACATGTGAAGACGATTTGAGTAAGGCACAGTTTGTTGTGTATAGATATGAAACAGACTTAAGTACATTACGAAAGGACGGTAGATACAAAAACCTAGATAAGGTGATGCAGTCTTTAGCAGATATTGAGGACCCTGACTACATTAATCCAGATGCTACATACTTCAAGTTTGAGGATACAGCTAGAAAGAAAATACTAGTTCATGAATACTGGGGTAACTATGATATAAATGAAGATGGCATAGCTGAGCCTATAGTATGTGTGTGGGTTAATGACATAATCATTAGATTAGAAGATAACCCATACCCAGATAAGCAGATACCATTCCTCAGCTGTCCAGCAGATAGTGTACCGTTTAAGTTGTACGGTGAGAATGACATAGATAACATAGAAGACCAGCAGAAAGTGATTACTGCCGTAACTAGAGGTATCATTAATAATATGGCAGCTAGTAACAATGGGCAAACTGGTGTACGTAAAGGTGCGTTAGACCCAGTACAGAAGAAACGTATGTTGGATGGTAAAAACTTCGAGTTTAACGGAACACCTAATGACATATGGCAAGGTAGTTATAATCAGATACCGTCTAGCGCGTTTAATATGCTACAGCTGATGAATGGTGAAGTAGATAGCTTGACTGGTGTGAAGGGCTTCAGTGGTGGTATAAACGGAGGTAGCTTAGGATCGAGCGCAACAGCTGCTAGAGGTGTAATGGATGCTACTGCGGTAAGAAGACTAGATAAGGTTAGAAACATAGCTGAGAACTTAATTAAGCCTTTAGTCAGAAAATGGATGTCATATAATAGTGAGTTCCTTAGTGATGAAGAGGTAATCAGAACAACTGAGAATGAGCATGTAGCTATCCGTAAAAGTGACTTAGAGGGCAGACTAGATGTAGATATTGAGATAAGTACTCCTGAAGATGATACAGCTAAACGAAATGAGCTAGGGTTCCTACTGCAGACTATGGGACCTAACTTGCCGTTTGAAATGACTCAGATGATACTAAGTGAGATAGCTAGATTGAATAGAATGCCTAAGCTGGAGAAAGACATTAAAGCTTACAAACCACAACCTAACCCACAAGAAGAAGAGTTGAAGAAGTTACAAGCTCAGAAACTACAAATGGATATAGCTAAGACTAAAGCTGAGATACAGAAGATATTCACTGAGAGTATAGAAAATAAAGATGGTGACTTAGATAAGAAACGAGCACAGGCTGACTTACTAAGAGCACAAGCTAAATTGCTAGACAGTAAAGCTGATATGGAAGACCTGAAATTCGTTAAGACGGATAATCAGGAAGATGAAGCATTCCAGCTTGAGAAGTTAAAACTAGAGCAGCAGCATAAGGCTGAGATGGAAGCGCTAAAAGCTAAGATGAACTTGATACAGATGCAGTACCAAGTACAGCAAGGTGGCAAAAATGAACAAATTGGAGTACAGCAATGACTAAACTTGGGATAGAAGGGATATAGTAATGGGTATACTAGATAACGCAAGATATGCAGAGATAGGTAAGAAGGCAGAAGCTAGGAAGTTGGCAGATAGTGCAGTAGCTGCAGTAGCTCCACACATAG